GGTGATTTTCCCACCCTGGGAGCCGCCCGACGGGAAGGGGGTGGCGTTAATCCAGGGACCGAGCGAGCCGTCGCTCTGAATCTTCGAGGCGAGCACGTTCGTGTGCAGGACGTTGGTGTTGAGGGTGTCCCCGCCGACCGCATACAGCCAGCCGTTGACGATGGCGACCTTGACGCCCGCCAGGGGGGTCGGGAGGGTCGGACCCACGGTCCAGAGGATGCTCCCATCGGTGTTCACGAGCCCGATGGCCACATCACCATAGGCGGTCGTGCCCTGGGGGTTCTCGCCACCGACGATGTAGATGCGGTTCTGCGCGTTCGGGTCCTGTGCGAGCCCGAAATTCGAACGCCCCGCGTTGAGGGCCGCCGGCAGGGCCGAGGTGACCTTGAAGGCGTTGAGGTTCCCGCCCTGGTCGACGACAGCGGTCTCCACGAGCAGAGCCGACGTGGTGCCATTGGTGGCGCCCCCGACGACGAAGATTCGCTTGTTGAAGGCAAAGGCCTCATGACCAACGCGGGGGACGATGAGGGCTGAAGCTGCAAGTCGGAAGCCAAGAGACATGGTTGTTTACCTCGTATGGGGGCAAGGAGCCGTTGCCCCCTAGATTGGGTGCCGTTTAAGCTGCCATACGCTGGTGTCGGAGTTCATCCCAGTCAGGGGACCGGTAGGTGACCATCCCCCCGGCGGTGAAGCCGTACCCGGGCATGAGGGATGCGATTGTACACCTGCAGTGGGGATGCAACCCCCCGATGCTCGGACTGTCCTCGCCACGCGTGTGGTAGCCCTGTTTCACCTCGGAGAGCAGCCAGAGCCTGGGTGTGACGCCGTCCTCGAGGAGGTGCACACGCTTGCACTCCTTACAGAGGAGGTTGTCATGAACCACGATGAAGAAGACCGCGGGGTCGGCGATGCCCAGGTGGGACGAGACCCGGGTCAGGCCGTCCATGAGGCCCGTGTTCTTGGCTATGCTCGTCTCGGCGTCGATGATAGTGTCCACCTGGGTGGTCACCTTGCCTATGACCTCGGCGAGTTTGCCCCCGAGCACGGTCGCGACGTCCGTCTTCACCCCGGACGTCTGGGCCTCGGTCAGGAAGGTAGTGACCTCCCGCAGGACCTGAGCCCTGGTGCGCTCCCGGACCGCGTCCAGGTAGCCACCGGCGAGTTTCACGAGCGTCTCGGAGGTGCCCTCATCAGCGCGCACGCCCTCGAGGGCAGAGGCCGCCGCGAGCACCCCGGGGAGCGTCAGCTCGGGCGCGTGCCAGGTCTGGATGACGATGCGTTTGTCACCCTGCCAGCGGCCAGGGCCGAAGTACCTGAGCTTGAGCTTATCGAACCACGCATCGACCTTGGCGCTGATGAGGTCCTGGGCAGCCTGTCCGAGGGGTTGGCGGGGCACGCGCTACTCCTTGGGCTTCGAGTGCGCCTCAGCGAGGTCCAGGATGTCCTTCAGGAATCTGTCGCCATCGTCCTTGAATCCGTCGAGAGCCGCCTTAACCGTCATTTTTTGCTGCACGAGGAGCTTCTTGTGAGCCGCGCTCAGCTGTTTCTCGCTCTTGCCCATCGTGTCCACGAGCTGGTCGACGGCCGTGCTCAGCGGGCCGGTCTTGACCTTGCTGGGGCCTGCGCTTGCACCCGCAGATGGCGAGGAGCCACTGCTCTCGCTGTCCTGCATGCCTGCGGATTTCTGCTTCTCGGTCTGTGGCTTTTCGTTACCACCGCCATCGCTGTCACCCGGGGGCGGAGCCCCACCAGGGCCTCCTTGGGGCTGGGCGTCGCCGGGCTGGGCTTCCCCGCCATCGCCACCGCCGGCAGCGCCCTGAGGCTGTTGGGCCTGCTGTGCCGCCATTTGGGTCTGGACGATAAGCTGTTGATATTGAAACCAGAACGGGTCACGCACATACTGGAGGTCGGGGCGCTTGGAGGCGCCCTCCATGCCCAGGAAGTGCTCCATGATGGCGCCCACGGGGATGTACTTGTCCGCGACGGCCTGCCACTGGGGGTTGAGGGGGAACTCGCCGCCCCAGTTCTTGCCCAGGGGCTTCTTCTCGACCTGGTCGAGAATCCAATCCATGGTTCCATGTATCGGGAGGTCCGTCTGGATGCGGATGCTCTCCTTCTCCTGGGTCTCGGCGTCGAGGCCCACGAAGCGGAGTTTGCAAATCTTGGCGAGGTCCTCGTCGAAGAGGGGGAAGATGCACGTATTGAAGAAGTTCTCGAACTCCTGCAGGAGGGGCCGGATGCCCACGTCCCTGGCCGCCTCGAGCTTGTACTCGTTATTGCTCTCCGAGAGCGCCTGGTTGTTCGTGCCCCGGCTGAGGTGCGCATAGCCGGGAAGCTCCTCGGGGCTCATCTGGAAGGCGGAGAGGATGCACCTGACGGTGTTGTCGCTCAGGTACTGGAACTCCATGTCCCGCCCGCCGTTGTCGATGGGCGACCACGTGATTTCCTCGTCCGTGCCCACCCCGAAGACGGGCATGCGCCAGGCGTTGTTGACGTTGTTGATGCTCGCGTTGAACTGCTGGCGAATGCGCGCCAGCACTCCCTCGTCGACGCCACCCTCGGCCTTGATGATGAGCATGCCGCGGCTGGCACGCCCGCTCTGGAAGTAGAGCTTGTTGTGGGTGGTGATGTTGATATGCGTCGTGACCTCGGCGATGACGGTGTCGAGGGGCGTGAGGGGATAGCCCTCCAGCTCCACGTCCGTGGCCGGGTAGAAACTGTGGACCACGCACTCCTCGGCGGTGAAGGCCTGCCGGGGCTGACCGTCGATGACCTGAATCCAGGTGTACTCGTCCTTCTCGAAGCGCTCCGGACTGAGCTTCTTGTTCCGGAGCTGTTCGAGTTGGCGCCGTGCCTGCTGACGCACTTGTTCAGCGGCCTCCTGCTGTGGGGCTGCACGGTAGATGGTGCCGGCGTCGATGGGGCGGAAGCTGTGGAACTTGCGCTTGCCCGTGGTGCCGTCCTCGCAGTACACGATTTCCGTGGCGATGCGCCCGACCGTGAGGGCGTTGCGCACGCTCACGGACAGGTAGGTCGAGAGGCTGAGTTTATCGTGGTCGGACCACCCCTTGGTCTCACCGCAGGTGATGAGCTTCTCCGTCACCTGGTCGATGCGTCTCTGCAGCTGGCGCTTCTCCTCCCCATCCAGCTCGTCCATGATGCCGGGTTTGGCGTCGATGGAGAACCCCTTGGAGAAGCGGTCCTGCGGGGGCATGCCGAAACTCTGCAGGTGCTTGCTGCGCGCGTTCAACACCGCCGCCACGAGACTGTCCTGGATGGCGATGCGCTTCAGCAGGTGGTCGGGGACGAGACGGAGTTTCGCCCGGTACAGGCTCTGGTACTGGTTGACCTGCTGGGGGTCAATCTCGAAGGCGAGACGCTCGACGCTGTCGTCACGGCCGCCGTTGAGCACATTCAGCAGGGACTTCGTGAGGCTCTTCTCCTTGCTCGCCACTGGGATGGTACCCATGGGGCCGCCGCCGTCCCCCCCGAGGTCGGTGGGCATCGAATTTGGGTCGGTAAAATGTACCTTAATCCCCTGACCGCCAAGCAGAGAAGAGACTTTGGGGGCCTCGGTGACATGTGCGCCTCCAATGACGGATTGTAAAATAGACTTCTGAAAGTCCGTCAGGCTTATCATCATCTCCGACGATGACTTTGGGGGTAGTTTCATTACCGCGGCCCCTTACTCAAGTTCTCTTTAGCCCATAGGGGCTGAAGATTCGTGTAGTGGAAGCACTGGCGCTGCTGTTCCGGGTCCGTCAGGTCAAAACTGGCGCAGGGGCGTATGTGGTCGACGTGCCAGCCCTTGAACCCGTAGTTCTCCCAGGTCATGCCGGGTTTGAACTTGGATTCCAAATGGGTCCAAAGTTCTTCCGGAATGCAACCTAGAAGTTCGAGGGTATGGGCCGATTTTGAAATACCGGCGAGAACCTTGAGGACGCGCCTACGGATATTTCGTGTCAGTCGAAAGACAGGGTCACTCCGAAGTCGCTCGTGCACGTACTTGCGGGCCCACACGAGATAAATGTCTGTCTTCCTGTAAACCGACATCTTATTTTTTATAGTCTCCGAATTGTCGCGATAGTATGCCGCCTTGGCGGTCTTCACTCTCTCGGGGTGTCTACCTCGATAGGCAGCTCGAGAATTGACATCTCTAATCCTGTGGGCGACAAGATTTTTTTGACGATTCTCCGCTCGCCAGGCTCTGCCACAAGTCCTGCAGTACGTCTGCCCTTTAGCTCGGGGGGCACGCTCGCATCGTGCGCAAAGTCTGTTGTTTGACGGTTTCACGCTCTCCACAACTCTCCTTACGTACATTATACCACAACCACTAGGTGGTGGCAGTAATAAGAGTGACGTTCAGGGGGTTGACGCTGCGGTTCACGACCACAAGCTCCCAAGTCGGTCCCGTCTTCAGGTACATGCCAGGCATCTGCGTGCCCTGGCACTGGCACACGCCCACGGCCAGCGGGGACACGCGCTGCGTGCTCCCCGTGTCACCATTGGCCTGGACCACGCACTCCTGGTCCGCCTCGAGGTACACGAGGTTGTACGCCTGGCTGTACACGGTCAGGCCCGCGGCGGTGGGCGTGAAGCCCGTGACCAGTGGTAGGGGGTTCGTGCTCTGGAGGGTGAGTTGCTGCGCCGTCGTGGCAAGGACATTGAAGGTGTTGATGAGCGGGGACGGCAGGGTCGCACCCGCGCTGATGTCCACCTGGTCCCCGGGCTGGACGCCCGTGGCCGAGAAGGCCTGGAATTGGATGTTCGCGAAGGGCAGGACCCCGGTCTGCGCGAAGGCCCCGAGGGTGGAGTTCGGGGGGCGCGCGAGCACGATGTCGGTGCTGTCGATGATGCTCAGCACCACCCAGGCGCCCTCGTTGATGGGATTGAACGGACCCGGGGCGGCGCCCGTGGTCACACCTGGGATGAAAACATCATCCCCGACCTGGACCCCGAAGAAGCTGCCCGGGCCCGAGGTGACACTGAAAATCACACTCTGGTTCGCCTGGGGACTGACCGAGACGGTCGAACCCGAGAGGGCGAGCCCGCGGTCGGTGCGGAAGCCCGGGGCGGTGCCTCCCGTCCATGTGAGGAAATACTGCGTGGGGTCGAGCGGGGAGAGTGTGAGCGAGAAAGCGGTGGTGCCGTCGATGGTGAGCGTGCGCTCGCCCTCGAGGAGGGTGGCGGACCCGCCCGGGGGAATCTGGGTCACTGGCTGTGTGCCTGGTCTCTCCACGAGCAAACCACGGAAGCTGCGCCGCCAAGCTATGGGCCGCTGACGCGGGGCCGTGGTGATGGGCACGTCCTCGTACGCGAGGAGCCCGAGGTCTAGATTCAGGTGAGCCATGGACCCTAGATTGAGGCTCAGAGCGACCAGCTGAACGAGCCGCGGTGGCCCTTGGAGTTATCGCCAGAGAGGGTACCCGCGACCGCGTTCTGGCCCTCACCACTCTCAATCGTGGGGATGCCAGTGAGTTCTGCGATTCTATTCCAATTCTCTTGACGCGTCTGCTCGGGGCTGAGCACCGAGCCCGTGGACTTCGGAGTGGGCTTGCCTGGCATACCCACGAGCTGATTGTGGGCGTTCACCGCGGCCACGGAGTTGACGGCCTCGGCGACGGAATCCGGAGCCACGACCAGGCCTGAGTATTTCCCCAGTACATTCATGACCATGTAGCGTGTGCAGTCAGCCTCGTCGTCGTTCTCGTCATTGGGTTCGTCCGAGGGCTTCCCGGAGGCGTCGAGCTTCCAGTTGTACGCGCTCAGACGCTGGAAGAAGTACTCGACCATGGGGTCGCCGCGCAGGAAGAGGAGCCTCGGGTGACCCACGACCGCGCTCATGGATACGCGCATGGCCTCGATGCCCGCCAGCAGGGAGCCCGCGCCTTTCTTCCAGCGCACGCAGTTCAGGCCCCCGTTCTTGAACACGGCTATCATCTGGCTGTTCTCGGTGTCGGGGTAGATGCGCGCCGAGTAGAGGAAGTCATTCTCGACCTCGGGATTGCGCAGGGGCTTCAGGTGCTTCTTGGCGAGCGCGAGCTGCTTGTCGGGCATCAACTCCGCCTGGCTGGCGGCACCCACCACGTAGATGCGGTTCCCGTCCGTGAAACCCAGCGCCAAGGAGAAGTTGTGACTGAAGCCAAAGTCCACGCCCGCGACCGGGCGCATGTCCCGGGCGAGCATCAGGTGTATGAGCTGCTCCTTCTCGAAGGGCTCGCTCACGTGTTCGCCGGTGATGAGGGTCGCCAGCTGCGCCGCGGTCCGCAGGTGCACGGTCTCATCCAACGAGGGATAGATGAGGCCCTCGCTGCCAGGTCGACGACACAGCAGCTCCGCGACGGCCATCTCGAGGCCCACGTTCCTGAACTGGGTCGTGATTTCCGACAGGGGCTTGAGCGCGCCGGTCCTGTGGGTGTTGATGGTGGCAAGGCGTCCCTCACAGGGGCCGAAGAGCTGGCAGTTGGCCCTGCAGCCCGCGAAGGCGTCCCTGGCCTCGAAGCTCAGCTGCCTGTTCTCGTCCAGGCTCTTGAACTCCTCCTCGCTGAGGACCTGGAGGGTCTTCTCGTTGCGGTAGAGGGTCACGTGAGGCAGGTCTGGCCTGTGCCTACTGGTCGGGCATGGCTCGGACACGTCGAGCACGTTCCAGTGACGGAGAATGAGGCCCGTCTTCTGGGCGTTGTTGATTTCGTCCTGAACCTTCCCGAAGTTGGTCTTGCGGGTGCTGATGAGGAGCGTGATAGGGTGCTTGTAGTTCTCCTTGGGGCCGCCGTCGGGGATGAGCTTGGCCTGCTCGTAGGCGCGCACCTGCTGACCCTCGATGACGTCCACCTCGTCGATGACCATGAATGGCGAGTGCTTTGAATTATGCACTAAATACCGACGCTTACCTGCATAAACCCAAAAATTCTTCTGATGTTCGTGGGCGACGTCCAAGTGAAGGTCCCAGAGGGGCATGGGCGCCAGAAACTGTCTGGAGGTCACATGCACGTCACAGCGAGCCGCGAGGGCGCGGCGTAGATTCTGGTACCTGGTCTTCCGAAGGTCTGTATCGCCAGCGGGGACACCGCGAATCGCACGAATAAAAGGCCTACAGGATTGGCAGTGGGGGAACCCGGGGCTCTGAACCACCTCCATCTCGATTCCACAGTACAGACACTGGGTGTCGCGCATGCTATCCGGTGCGGGTAGCTTGTACTTCATGGCAGGCAAGAAATACGGGTCGACGAGCCTCGAGATTTTTCTCGAGGAATCCATGTCGAAACTCAAAAGAGGGTACTCGCCCGTCCTCTTTACGGAAGCTGATAGCCCTCGAGACGCGAAACTGGAGACAGCAAGGAGGTGTTCCTCGTCAGAGAAACAGCATGTAGCCAAGGAGATGGCCTTGTCCTTCCCCCGAGCGCTTTCCTCGTAAGAGGCGCATCCGTCGTCCATAATCCAGTATGCCAAGGCCTCGTCATCAACCAGGTCCAGGACCTCCTTGGTCAGAACCTTCTTGCCGTCACGATAGAACAACGGATACAGCTCCGCAAGGAACGTCGAGGTTTGAGACGAAAGCCATTTCTTGGGCTGGGCATTCGCAAAACCACCACCGCCGGTCCATCCAGAGGAGCACTTGACGTCGAGCATCGATAACGCCGCCTCAACGACATAGACAAGGTCGGATTGAGACTTGCTGTGCGAAAGCGTCAATCGAGGTCCGCGGCCGTATGGCTCATGGTCCTTATTCTTGGGCCAGACCAAACTCGCATCCCCCAGGAGGGTTCCGATAATGACCGACCGAGGGTCTCTAATCGAAGCGGGTACCTCCGAGAGCTGAACGTATTCCCAAGGGGGTGCGACCGCCGGGCTCTCCACCTCGTCACTCAGAAGGCGCGCCGAACCCCTGATGCTTCTCGCTCTCATCCACCCCTTACGGGTAAACAGGAGGTGGTCCTCGGAAACGACGAGCCCGTCCCCCGTGTCCAACCCTAGGGCCATGGCTGGTTTGACAGTAGAGGACACCTCCCCGACCGGGAACCAGCTATCCTCTCCCGTGCCCAAGTCGCAGCCCAGCACCGCATCTCCGGGCCGGACACGCTCTACGGGAACCAGTCCCTGCTGCGTTTTTACAAGCGTACCGGCGGCAACGCAGTTGGTCCCCCTCATGGTGCAGGACGTGATGTCGATGTACCCGCGGTGCTCCTCGTAGTCGAGCTTCTGCGCCTGCGAGAGCGCCTTGTACTCCTTCGGGGGGATGACGTCCCCGCTGCGCCTATGCACGTAGCGGTAAATCTCGGTGTAGGTGCTCGCGTCCCCGACGAGGAAGTCCCGGAGGAAGGGCTTACCGAAGAAGAGTTTCACGTACTCCTGGGCCTTCTGGGACTGCTCCACGATGGAGGCGAGGTGCACCACGCTCCGGTCCAGGTGCACGAGACAGAGCACCTCCATGATGGCGGCGATGAGGGTCTTGAAGCTGATGCGTGACGCGTACGCGAGGATGCGGTTGAAGGTAGGGTCTTGATTATTGAGCGCCTTCTCGTAGATTTCCCAGAGGCACTCCATGGGGGAGCTGTTGCTGAGAATATCCACGTGCCCGTCCGGGAGGTCCACCCCCAGGTAGATGCGCACCCAGCGCGCGAGCGCCTCCTTGCTCCTGCACGGCACCCACATGGCGCGGCGAAGCGTTATCTCGGCCTCGCTCAGTTCGCGGACCTCTGGCACGTTCTGGGAGGGCATGGATACGCTTTAGATTACGGCTTTTTAGCCCTAGAGGCTTCCTCGAGGGCGGCGAGGGCCGTATCCGCCTCCTCCGAGGTCATGCCCCCGGGGAGGACGGCCGCCTGGGGCTGCGCCGAAGTGAGGGTGAGATGGTGCTCGTGCGTGACGGTGCCACTCACGTGTGTGCGCTCCGGGGGCGTCTGGCCCGTGAGCTTCAGGAGCAGTTCTATCTGCTGCTTGTACTGCTTCCAGGACACACCCTTCTCGAAGTTCGGGAGGTCCTTGGGGTTCCCAGTCTGGAGGAACTTCTTCGCCTTGGCCCCGAATGCCTTGTGCACGACCGCGATGTACGTGCGTAGGAACTCCAGGGCCTCGAGGTGAATCTGCTCCGCACTCCCCTTCGCCTTGGAGAAGAGGTCCTCGAGGTAGCGTTTGTACCGCCCGTCCCAGTCGTGCTGGAGGCGCGCCTCGAGAATCTGGCCCACGGAGATGCCAGGGTTCTGCTTGGCGATGGCCTCACAGGCTATGCCCTGTAAGAACAGCTCGTACAGCTGCGCCTCCAGGTGCGGGGACAGGCTCGGCTGGGCCTTCTTCTGACGATGCTGCAGCAGGGCCGTACGCTCGAACTCCGTGAGCAGGCCCAGGCCCTCGAGGTCGGGTGTCACCACAGCAAGGGTGTCAGGTTTTGTCTCGTTTGACATCGAACTCCATTTCGCCGCGCGCCGGGACTTGAACGGCTTCCTGCGGCTTGAAAGGTTGTTTCAGTAGTTTGTCGGCGGCCTCAGGGTCGGGGCGGATGATGTCCTTGCGCTCACCCGTGAAGACCGTCTTGCCCCCCTCCTTGATGACGAGGAGCCACTCCTGGCCCAGGAGGTCCTTGACGCTGGTGTCGATGCCCTTCAGGTACGCCAGGAGTGTGATGTCGTCTGGGAACTCCGGGGGGTCCGGGGGTCCGGGCATGACGTCATACTCGACAACGCGCTCTGTGCCATTCCAGTTAAGGGCAAACTTGGCCGGCGAGAAGGCAATGACCCCCCACATCTGGAGGTTGTGTGACTGCAGCTCGTCCACGGTTCCCGTCAGCCGGGTCACGTCCCTAGCGGCGACAAGCTTGGTGAGCACGCTCTTCTGTTCGCTAGCCATGGGCAATCCTCTCGGCAGCGAGCTTCTCGAGAACGGGGATGGGTGTCTTGTGCTTGGGCTGATAGCCGGTGACGAACCTCTTGAACGCGGTGCTCACGCCCTCACTCTCTCGGATGCGCGGGGCCGCGGCAACTCCGGTCTTGATGGTGCGCACCCGGAACCCCTGGCGTTCTCGCTTCGGCACTTGAATTGCCAGCCACTCAGCGCTCCCTGTCAGGGTCACCGTTACGTCATCCTTCTCGAGGTCGTAGGCATCGAGGTCCAAGGGAAGGTCCTCTTCCTCGATGGTATGGACGATGCGTCGGCACACCTCGCCGGTATCGTACTGAGCCTTGACGACCATTACGCCCGGCCCCTGGGTCATGAGCCAAAGGCGACGCTCGGTGTCGGCGTCAGCGGAGGTCCGCCACCGAGGTGCCCCGACGTACCACACCTTCCCGTTACGCTGCGGTCGGTGGATGTGCCCACTGAGAATCGTCTCCTGAGGCACGAGGTCTGGGTTGATTCCGTCCTTCGCATAGAAGCCGTTCTCGTACTGGCTCCCCGCGAAAGTCTGGTGGCAGACTACCGTCGGCAAGTGCTTGTGGGCCTCGCAGGCCGCGAGAAAGTCCTCAGCACTATCCATGTGGGGAATAAGCACTGTTCCGGGAATGTCCTGAAAGTAACTTGGACGGTCAATGACCTTCACGTTCGGTCCCTGGCCCTCGTGAATCATGAGTGAGTGGATGTCGCTTCTTCCGTTGCCAGCTTTGTCGTGGTTTCCCACCATCAGGTACAAGCGCGTGTCACGCGCGAGCCGCTTGATGGTCCGCATCCAGAAGTCGATGACCTCGAGGTGGAGGATTCCGTGATGGTGATACTGGTCCCCAAGGAAGACGATGCCGTCCACGGCCTCTCGCTCCACCACACGACCAATGAGGCCCACAAGGGCCTCCATGTCAGGCAACTCAGCGACGGTGGCATGGGGGTCCCCCACGTAGAGAATGTTAGCCACGGATTTCACCGGGGCCGGCGGTCGGAACCGGGCGGACGAGACCCCGCTCCACGACTACAATGAGATTCACAGGCCCGAGGACGAATCTGACGCCATCGAGGTCATAGACCTTCTTCGCCCATTGCGTGGCACACTGCTCGCCTTCAAAATAGACGACGTCATCGGGGTAGAACTTGTCGTTCCCGTAGACGACCTTCAGACCCGTCAGGTGGTCCCTCTGGTTGGCCTTGGCGACACCCCCTTCACGGCGGATGTCGAGGCTGTTTGTCTTAAAGGGCTCCACGCAAATGAAGCCTGAGGTGGGGTTCGCGCTACGATTGGGCATGGACTTCTCCTGTGAGTGGACTATACCACAGTCGAGGTGGCCGAGACCCCCCACATGCGCAGGAACTTCCGCAGTCGGGGCTCGAGCTGTTCGATGGCGGCGTGCATGCTCACGAGGGCATCGTGGGCCTCGACACGCACGTCGGGCCGGGTGTCATCGGCGGCCGCGAAGCGGTCCACTAGCTTAGGGACGTCAACGTCGTTGCCATCCCCGTGACCCATGCCCTGCACGGTGCCGCTGTCCGCGCTCACGCAGGACGCCGCCGCCATCAGGGATGAGATTTCGTCCGGGGTGGTCTTGTAGACGTCGTCCGAGACGTCCTCGTTGACCTCCCGGGCGAGGCGCTCCTTGTCCACACCGTTCACGTGCTTGCCCGCGGACTTGTTGCCGCGGTAAATCTTGCGCTTGTCCACGGGGTAGAAGTGCAAGAGCGTCTCGGAGTAGTTCTCGATGAAGTTCCCGAGCATGCGCCCGATGGCGACAGCCCGAAAACTCGAGCTGAAGGGGAGCACGTACTTGTCCACCGCGGACATGAGCCCCTCGCAGCTGATTTGCACGAAATCCATGTGCGTGAGGTGCGAGGGGGGCGTCTTGGAGAAGAACATCCTCGCCCGATTCAGTGCCAGAGGCATGTTCGTCTCGATGAGTTCCTGGCGGAGGGCTGAAATCTGCTGGAAGAGGAGCGTGATGCGCGAACGCGGCTTCCAGGTCACGACGCGCATCGTGAAGAGGATGAACTGGTAGTTCACATGGAACTTGTAGAGGGCTTTCTCATTGCGCTTCTTGAGTGCCTTGCTGATTTCCTTCGTGAAGACGTCCTGGCGCTCCCGGAAGTAGGGCCGGGCGGCGAGGATGTTACGCCGCTCCTCGCAGATGAACTTCACGAAGCGTCGGAACACGTAATTCCCCTTCGAGTGGGCGATGAGGGTATGACGGAAGTCGTTCTCGAGGGCAACGAGGCCCTCCACCTGGCTCTTCTGCTTCAGGTACCGCTCCTGGGGGTTCGTGATTTCCCCGTGACCGTCGATGGCGATGCTGAGATTCTTCAGGAACAGCTGAATGGCAGCTGGGTCTGTGC